ATGGTATTTGGAAGCGTACATATCTGACTAAAAAAGAAGTCTTGTCGTTATTGCCTGACCATGCTAACGAAATAGCTGGTATGATAGGTAACCCATATGGCGGCTCAAGAGATGCTAAGTTCCAATTCATGCCAGAGTCATATAACTACACTATGAAGAACTTGTTGACCTATGACCAGTTCTACTACAGAGACTTCAGACATCAAAAGATGCTGGTAGATACGCAAAGCGGTGAGACGTTTGAATGGAAGTCTAACGATGAAGATGCATTAAAACTATTCTTGCAAACCTATCCAAGTGTTACCGTTATTGAGCAAGAAGTGCCAAGCGTAAAGTTAGCTATTGTCGTGCAGGGTAAAGTGTTTTACAACGACTACAACCCTACTGGCAGCGACTATTACCCATTTGTACCCGTTTTAGGTTACTACCACCCACAACAGCCAGACTATGTTAACAGAATCCAAGGCGTAGTCCGTGGTCTCAGGGATGCACAATTTTTATATAATAGGCGCAAAGTAGCCGAGCTGGACATCTTAGAATCTCAAATAAACAGCGGCTTTATATACAAAGAAAGCGCCCTTGTAAACCCTGCTGACGTTTTTTTAACTGGACAAGGCCGAGGCTTAGCGTTAAAGCGTGATGCTCAAATGTCAGACGTGCAAAAAATTGAAGCGCCACAGATACCACCAAGCATGATTCAATTAAGCGAAATATTAGCCCGTGAGATCCAAGAGATTAGCGGCGTGAATGAAGAGCTGCTTGGCTCCGCAAACGACGATAAGGCAGGTATTTTAAGCATGCTAAGGCAAGGTGCAGGGCTTACCACATTGCAAACGTTATTTGACCAGCTGGACATGAGCCAAAAACTGCTTGGTAAACAGATGATTGACCTCATACAGCTCAACTACACGCCTGGCAAAATCAAACGTATTATTGAGGAAGACCCGACCCGTGAGTTTTATAACAAGAACTTTGGTACTTACGATGTTGCTGTTGAAGAAGGTTTGAACACCTCTACCCAAAAACAAATGCAGTTTGCACAAATGCTACAGTTAAGACAAGCTGGTGTGCCTATTAGTGATATTGACTTACTAGAAGCTGCTACAGTGCAGAACAAAAACAAGATTATTGAGAACACTGTTAGACAACAAGAGGCGGCAAGCCAAGCGCAGCAAGCTCAAACACAATCAGCGGCAGAGTTCCAAGCGGCTCAAGTCAGGTTGGCAGATTCACAAGCACAAGCTAACTTACAGCTTGGAGCTGAGAGACAGTCACGTATCCAAGAAAACTTTGCACAAGCTCAAGAGCGGATGGCTGAAGCTAGCAAGGACGATCAACAAGGTTTACTCAACTTTGTTAAAGCATTAAAAGAGCTAGACAATATAGACTTGATGCAACTCGAAAGACTTTTAAGTTTGCAGAAGCTTTTAAAAGATACAGAGTCAAGTAATATGATTAAAACCTCTGAAGATAGAGGCGCAAACCTTGCTCAAGAGAGCAATTTCTTAGGAGTCCAATAATGGCAAAAAGATATCATAACGGTAACGGCAATGGCATGAAGTCCATGGAGTCAAGAGATCTTTACAGCGGCAAAACATCACGCCGTGAGATGGAGTCAAGAGATGCAGGTATGATCTCTGAAGACAAATCAGCTATCGCCAACCTTCCACAAAACGTAATTATGAAAGCATACCCAGCATGTGCTTACGATTCATACAACTTGAATGATGACATCAAGGGTATTGATGTACAAGTACGTGATGATGTTATGGGTGGTAAACGTAAGTCAGGCATGCCTTACCCAGAAAAATACTAGGTTTTATTATGGCTCAAGCACCAAGACAAAACAGTAAGGCGACTAAAATCGCTTATAACATTTTAGGTAAACCAAGTAACTTGACGAGCAAGCAAACACGCAAGCAAAAGAAGCGTGATAAATTGATTGATTATCAAGATACTGCTAGAGCTAAATAATATTGCAGGGGGCTAACCAGCTCCCTGTTTTTAGGAACATGATTATGAAAAAAAAATCACATATGCAAGATGCCTTTTATCAGGCTATAGGGTCGGCGTATCAACTAAACCCACGTAAGCAAGAGAAGGTAGATAGCAGAATGATCTTTGAAGATCAAATGTCTATAAGTAATCTACCAGAAAAAGCTATCCATCAAACCTTTAATGCTAGTAGGTTTGCAGAAAAACTAATTTTGCCTAACGATGAAATTACAGGTGAGCTATGAAAAACATGATAAAGCATCTTAAAGATGACAAAGCTATGTTTGAGCGTGAGGCCAAAGAAGATTCAAAGATGATTAAAAAATTGTCTATGAAAAAAGCCGAAGACTCAAAAATGATGAAGAAAATGTCCAAGAAGAAAGCAAGCGGCAAGTCTAAGAGTAAGATGAAGATTGCTAAGGTTATGGACGAGTTTAAAAAAGGTGAGTTACACTCTGGAAAAGGTGGCCCAGTTGTCAAGAAGCCTAAACAAGCGATTGCCATAGCCATAAGCGTATCTAAAAAGAAACGTAAATAAATTACGCCCTAGTCGTCTAATTGGTAAGGACATTGCCCTTTCACGGCAGCAATCGTGGGTTCGATTCCCCGCTAGGGTGCCAAGCATCCCTAGCATTGTAAAAACACTGTAATAATATGTTAGATATAGTAAATTAGAGACAGTTTTTTTAAGTGCTAGGGGTTTATATGTTTCTAATGCGTGTATTAAAAGCTGCTACAGTTATACAAATATTGCATGCTGGAGAAGCTAGAATTGACATTAATGACTTGATGCAAAAACAAATAGCATACGCACAACAACACCCAGAGTTTTACAAAAACCTGCCTGCACCTGATCTGTTTCAAAAAAGCTGTTCACCATTACCACCTATAGCCAAAAAACAAATTGTATCTAAAGCTATTGCGGCGTTTAAGCAAAGTAGTCCAGCACATGACCCAGCAGTAGAGCAAATAGAGCAACAGATAAGCTCTGATGTTGTAGAGCCTGGTATGTCCACGCTTGTTCTAAATGCGATGACTACTGCATTAGAGCAGCTGCAAAGGCAAAACTCACAGAAAGAAGAGCAGCTTCAAGAGGCTGTACCTAAAACAAAAGCCTACGCTGGTAGTGCAACAACGGCAGTACTTGGCATTGTTTGTACGTTATTAGTTCGTTATCTTGATAAATCTAATTGTTAAGGGGAGTATGAAATTTATAGATTTGTTTGCTGGTATTGGTGGCTTTAGGCTAGCCATGGAAAGCGTAGGGGGTACATGTGTGTTTTCTAGTGAGTGGGATAAATATGCTCAGCAGACCTATAAAGATAATTTTGGCGAAGTTCCATCAGGAGATATTACTAAAATAGATGCTAGCGATATACCTCCACACGATGTATTGTGTGCAGGGTTTCCATGCCAAGCATTTTCTATAGCTGGTAACCGAGCAGGGTTTGAAGATACTAGGGGAACTATGTTTTTTGAGATAGCTCGCATAGCCAAACACCACAAGCCTAAAGTACTGTTCTTGGAAAACGTACAGGGGTTGTTATCACACGAAAAAGGCAAAACATTTAAAACTATAGTAGAGACGCTACAAGATTTGGGTTACACAGTACATCATAAAGTATTAAGGTCAAAAGATTTTGGCGTACCACAGTTAAGACCTAGATTGTTTATTATTGCACTAGCTAATACAGCTTCTTTTGTTTTTCCAGAGCCTTTAAATATTAAAACATGTGTAGGCGATATTTTGGAAAATAAAGTCGATAGCAAATATTTTTTATCTGATAAAGCATGGACAAGTTTTCAATTACGCAAAAGATTTAATAAAAGTCTTGGTAAAGGGTTTGGATTTAACTTAATAAGCAAGGATGCAGTGCATACTAATACTTTAACAGCTCGTTATGGTAAAGATGGATCAGAAGTGTTAATAAAATCAGATAGAGACAAACGCTATCTAAACTTGTTTGATGAAAATTCTGAACACACAGGTACTTTGTTATGTGATGCAAACGAAAACTTAGTAATGCCAAGCGCTACAATATGTGCTAACGGCGGAGGTTTGGCTGCTAAAACTGGTGCCTATTTAATAAACAATAATCCTCGCAAACTAACACCTAGAGAATGTGCAAGACTTCAAGGTTATCCAGATAGTTTTATAATACCTGTTAGTGATACTCAAGCATATAAACAATTTGGTAATAGCGTTACTGTAAATGTTGTGAAAGCAATAGCACAAAAAATAAAGGAGACGTATGAAAAGCTATAAAACACCTGCTTGGACTCGAGCAGAAGGCAAGAACCCCCGTGGCGGTCTTAATGCTAAGGGCAGAGCATCAGCCAAAGCGCAAGGCAGCAATCTA